AGGAGGCGTGAGATGGCAGATCGCCTGATCTTCAGTGAGCCGGCCCCTGCTGCTGATAGCTGGGTATGGCGGGTTCCTCCTGCAGAGCTTTTAACAGCAGAGCCGCTTGTTCTGGATGGAGTCGAACCCGTAACTGTTCGGCTGGTTTCCCTGGTCCGTATTGACCTGTCAGGTTCAGGTCGATCAAGTGGCGAACCCGCCCTGTGGGGTCTTTGATGTCCATGACACCAAGGTTCGCCGCATTGACGAGGAATGTTTTCATGGTCCGTTCCTTTGCTGATGGTTGGGGTGAGAGCCGCCATCGTAAGCCGAAGGATCGGGCCGCCAATTTCGCCGCCATGAACCCGAGTGGCCCCGCTGCGTGTATCGCACACGGTCAGCCTTCCCAACTGCCCAACGTGGTTGCGGTGCCTGTTCATGTCTGCGGCTTTTTTATTCGTTGACCGATGACTAAGTTCACTGAATCTTTCGTTCAAGAGCTTCGTGAGGCGTTTGATTACGACCCGGAGACGGGCGTCATCAAGTGGAAGGTGTCTCACGCCCCGAGGGCCAAGGCTGGTGCCGTTGTTGGCACCCCTGATGGGCGAGGCTACAGAAAGTGCACGTTTAAAGGCATGCGGATTAGGTGCCACCGTTTGGCGTGGTTTTTGACTTACGGGCGTGAGCCTGTTGACGTCATCGACCACATCAATGGGAATAGAGCGGACAACCGGCTTGCGAATTTGCGCGAGGTCAGTCACTCCGAGAACAGTCAGAACAAAGCCGCCGCGCTGGCGAACAACAAACTTGGCGTCATGGGTGTAGCCAAGAGCGGCAACAGGTTCTGCGCCTGGATAAGCATCAAGCGCAAGTCCCGCTACATCGGCACCTTTGACACTGCTGAAGAGGCACATAGCGCCTATTTGTCGGCAAAAGCTGCACTTCATTCTGGGTTCGTCCCTGAGAGGTTTGGCAAATGACGCCCGGCTTCTTTCATTCCCACGAATCCAACTCATCGAGCCACACCAGCACCTCTGCCGCTCGCGTCATGCAGCGCACAAGTAAGGCGTGGACCGCTGCGTCTGCCCATTCTTCATTGCTCATTGAGTCCTCCCTGCGTTTCGTTCGCGATGACTCCATTGGGCGTTTTTTTTGACCTGAAGCGATAGGAAACCAGAGGAAAGCAATGGAAAGCAATGGACAGATTCAGAGGGAGATGCCCTTCCTCGCTGAAGTCCGGGCCCCTCAACTGGCCCCGGCTGACTTCATCGCCAAAGCCAACGAGACGGGCGCTATTCGCTTTGCCTCGCAGACCTGCGGCATGGATGACTACGAGGTGGCGGACAGCCTGCACATCTCGCACGGCTACATGAGCAAGGTGCTTAAGGGGACGGCTGGCCTTTACGGCTCGCGCCTCGTGCGCTTCATGCGCATCACCGGATCGCTGGCCCCGTTGCAGTGGCTGGCCGATCAGATGGGGTGTGACCTCGTTGTCCGCGATCCCGCCAAGGCTCGCATCGCCGAGCTTGAGCGTGAACTCAATGAACTGAGGAAAGCCGCATGAACGCCTTTTCCAGCAACTACACACCGGTCATCAAGACCGAAGAAGTCAAGGCGTCGAAGTCACCCAAGGCCAAGCAACGTCTTCGACAGCGGCACCGCCGCCGAACGCATGGCCCGCCATGCACAACCCCTGCCGGTCACTCAGAAAACCATGAGCCTCCGGCCTTCAACCATGTAAGGAGATTGAAATGAAGCGCAGCACCCTTTCCACCGGCCCCGCATTGGTTCTTGTCGCCATCGTCTTCGCTGGCATCGCTGGCTGGGTCATGAACATCTTCGACATCGTGGCCGCAGTCAGCGACCCGATCACCGCCATGTTCATCCTCCGTTGCGTCGGCATCTTCGTCGCCCCACTGGGCGCAATCCTGGGCTACTTCTGACCATGTAAGGAGCGTGAGATGCAAGAAGAACTGCAATCGAAGCTGGTCGAGATTCTGACCAGCATCCAAGCCGCGACAGGCAAGGCCGCTGACTTCGCGATGGATCAGTTGCCGGATATCGCGCAGAGCTACGTGGTGTACGGGCGAGTGTCTTCGACATTCGCCGTGTTCGGGTCTGCCGCAGTCATTGCAGCGCTGCTTTACTTTTCCAAGGCATACGAGAAGGAGAGCGAAGGAGTGTCGTGGATTGGTGGCGGATTCACCGCGATCTTCCCTGCTATGGCTTTCTGCTTCTCAATCGGTGACTTCTTCTTGGTCTGGTTCGCACCTAAGGTCTGGCTCCTGAAGGAGTTTGCCCAGCTTGTGAAGTGAGGCCCACCATGCAAGACACCAAGCTGACCAAAGCCGAATGGCTCGCCGCCGCTTACCCCGCTTTCGTTCGCGCCATCAAGCGCCAGCGTAAGCCCTTCCTGATCGAGCAGATCCGCGCCGCCATCGCCGACCGAATCCCTGCTGCCAAGGATGACCGCTGGTTTGGTGGCCTGACCCGCAAGGCTGCATCGGATGGCCTCATCACCAAAGCCGGAACCGCTGAAGCTGTGAGCAGCAACTACAGCCTCAAGCCGACATGGCGCATCGTCAGGGGGTAAGGCGTGGCACGTTCGCGCAACATCAAGCCAGGCTTCTTCACCAACCCCGAGTTGGTGGAATTGCCCTATGAAACCCGGCTGTTGTTTGCGGGCTTGTGGGTCATTGCTGATCGTGAGGGTCGCCTAGAGGATCGACCCAAGAAGATTAAGATGGAACTGTTCCCGGCTGATGCGGTCGATTGCGACTTGATGCTGGGTCAACTTCATAAGGCCGGGTTTGTCATCCGCTATGAGGTTGAAGGACAGAAGCTCATCCAGATCACCAATTGGGCAAAGCATCAGTCTCCGCACCACACCGAACGTGCATCCACGTTGCCCGCACAGGGTGAACACGGTGCGTTAACGGTTAACTCACAGTGCGAAGACGGTGGAAATCCCCCTGATTCACTGATTCACCGATTCACTGATTCATCTCCCACTGACGTGGGAGAGGTCGCGCAGTGCGCTCCCGCACCCAAGGCACCCAAGGGCTCAAGGCTTGCTGAAGATTGGTTCCTGCCGAGAGCGTGGGGTGAATGGGCGCTTGAGAAGTTCCCGGCATGGACGCCGGAAATCGTCAGGACAGAGGCCGAGAAGTTCCGCGATCACTGGCTGTCGGAGTCGGGGCAGAAGGCGCGGAAAGCCGACTGGTTCGCGACGTGGCGCAAGTGGTGCAGCAGCGACATCGCCCAACGAGCGCACGCCCCGCCTTCAGCGTCCAGCAAGGAGACGCCATACGCCGCCCACATGCGGCAGAGGGTCGAGCAAGCAGCCGGGTCACTCGCCCACATCGTCGCAGCCAAAGCGCCAGGACAACGACCACGCGAGCCGTGGGAGGTAGCAGCAGATGAACAGCAAACGATTGAAGCAAGTCCAACACGAGCCATTGCCATCGGCATGGATTGACCGGATCTTCGCCAAGCTGACTGCCCGATTTGGGCGCGACTTCCTGAGCCGCTGGGAAGGCGTTGAAATCGACATCGTGAAGGCGGATTGGGCCGATGAATTGGCGGGCATGCAAAACAGGCCCGATGCCATCAAGTACGCCTTGGATCACCTTGGAAACAAGGCCCCGATGGTGGATGACTTCAAGGCGCTGTGCGGTCGAGCACCAGAAGACGGGCTTCTGAAGCTGTCGGCTCCGAAGGCCAACGCGGACGCAATCGAGAAGGCCATGCAAAAGGCCCGAGAGGCTTTGCTTCAGCGTCGCGGTGATCCGCTGGACACGTTGCGAGAACTTGCCGAGTCGGACGCCCGTGACGGCACCTTCAGGGGTCAGCGCGTGACCTTGGCGCAGCGCCAAACCTACAAGCAGGCGCTTGGCCTGCTCAACACCGGGAGCAAGGCATGAGCCTATTCCCCCGCGAAGCACACAACGAAGACCTGCGAGCAATGGCGCACCGAATCTTGGACGACGCCCGCGCAGGAATGAACATCAGCGAAGACCGCATTACCTGGGCGCTTCGCATCACTGGCGATTTGGAGTGAGTTATGGAAAACGAAGACCTGAAGTTTGAATTGCTGGAACGCCTGCAAGACGCTGTTTCGGTTGCCTTGCTCATGGATGACTCAGATGGGGTGCTGGCAAAAATGACCTTGATGAACCTCATCCATCAACTGAAGTCGGACCGTAGCGGCGATTTGGAGGGGTGAGAGATGAACGAGAAGAAGACGGCAGAACTTTTGTACGCGCAGCGCCTGATTCTGTGGGCCATCGGTGAGAAGCCGATGACGCGCCGCCAGATTGGTGATGCGCTTGGCGTCACCGAGTCGTGCGTCATCAGCAACCTGAACAGGTTGATTGATCGCGGCATGGTGTCGATTGTTGGGGATGTTGCAACGACCGGGCGACGAGCCCCGATTTACGCGGCAAAGGCAAAGCACCAGAAGCCTGACCCGATGTTTGCGGGCAAGACGGGCAGGACTTCACCGACCCGCGAGGCAGTCATTGCAGCCATCCGATTGGTTCCCATGACCGCGATGGAGATTGCGCACGAAACCGGCCTGAGTTATTCGCAGGTTCGCGGCTTCATCTCCGACACACGCAAGAAGCACGGCACGAAGGTTGTGCGCATCTCGTCGTGGAACTTGATCGAAGGATATGGCCCGGTTGCTGTGTACGCAGTCGGACCGGCTCCTGATGCTCCGAAGATCAAGCGCACGAAAAAGGAGCGCGACGCGGAATGGCGAGAGAAGAACCGGGAGCTTATCCGCATCCAGCAGCGTGCGTGGCGTGCTGAAAAGTCGCAGCCAATTGTGGACTTCGGGCCGTTCGGCCACCTGCTCCGTCATGTCGGAGCAACTGGATCGGCGTCCAAGCGGTTCATTGACGGGCGGAAGGTGGAAGCATGAGCCACAACCACTACTTCAAAGACGTGTCCCGCTACCAGGCTGTGGACGTTTATCGGGTGCTTGAGTTGTTTGGTGTGGTTGACCCAGCCATTCAGCACGCAGTGAAAAAACTGCTTGTGGCTGGTGAGCGTGGGCACAAAGACATGGCGAAGGACGTGCAGGAGGCCATTGATTCACTTGTCCGCTGGCAGTTCATGAGGCAGGAGGACAAGCAATGACCAAACCACGCAAGAAGTACCGCCCACGCTGGCAAGCCAAGCCGGTGACGCTTCAGCTTGCCATTCAAGGCGTCGCCTACCTGAGCAAGTCGGACCAAGCCGCCCGCGTCGCCCCCGTTCGTGAGGCTGTCTCTTTCATCTCCAAGGGAGCAGGAACGAAAGAGCATTGGTCGGCCATCTTCGACGCCTTGAACATGCTTGAGCAGTTCAACCAGATGCCGCAAGTGATGACCGGGGCGCGGGACTACATCGAGTCCATGCAAACCGTGATCGTCAACATCCTTGACCGAGCCAAGGAAGGCAAGCGGGCGCTGTACCCGACCGAGCTGGAAGACCTGCGCGGCTTTGCTGACCTGTGGGCTGATGTGCTTTCGACCGTCACCCACCGCGATTACTACGTGTGCGAGACGAAGACACACAAGCGACTCGTCCAAGTCCTGCGCGAGGGCAAGGGCGTCAAGGTTTTGGAGGCTGCATGAACTGCAAACCTGGTGATTTGGCTGTGATTGTGAGCAGCAAAGCAAACCTTGGAAAGTTGGTCGAAGTCGTAGAGTTCTTGGGCATCGACCCATATTTCGGGGGGCGTGTTTGGTACTCAGATGGCCCGTGTTGGCTGATAAGAAGCGTCGGATCACCGCTCCAGGCAGACAATTTTCACCCGCGATTTTTGATGGCTGCGCCAATTGAAGACGCTCGCCTCCGACCCATCCGCCCAGGCGACCTAGAAGACGAAACGCCGACCGTGCGTGAGTTGGAGGCCGCATGACCTTCACCGCAACAGTCCACACGGCGCAGGAACTGCCGAAGGTGTTGGAGCGTGCTTCGGCCTGGTGCAAGCCGTGGAGCGTCGCAGGCCATCGCATGGAGGTGGTTGTCCGACAAGCCACGCGAAACAGCAGCCAGAACGCCAAGTTGCACGCCTGCTTGTCTGACATTGCTCACCAAGTGCAGTGGGCGGGGAAGGTGCGCGACGTTGACACATGGAAGCGCCTTCTAACCGCTGGATGGCTCCGCGCCCGTGGTGAGTCTGTCGAGATTCTCCCGGCAATCGACGGTCACGGGGTAGACGTTGTGTTTCGCCGCACGTCGAACCTGACCATCAAAGAGTGCGCCGAGCTGATCGAGTATGTCCACGCATGGGGCGCAGAGCAGGGCGTGCGGTTCTCGGCTCCTGAGTGGATGGAGGAGCACGCATGACCTGTGAAGCCTGCACCTACGCCGCCGAGCACGAAAACTCTGGCCTGTATCACGCAAGTTGCCCCGAGTGCCAGCACCGGATGTTTCTGGAAGTGCTGCCGCTGCATCTCGCGAACCTCAAGCGAACACCCGGAAGCCAAGACCGCCGCGCCTACCTTGAAACGGTGCAGCGCAAGCACGGCGAGAGGGCTACCGATGCGCTCAAGGCGGCTTATTTGGAGTGGTGGGATGCACAAAAAAGAGCCTAAGCCCCGCAAATGCAAGGTCAAAGACTGCTGCAACTACTTCATCCCTCGCAACTCCATGCACTCAGTCTGTGGCCCCGCCTGCGCCTCAAAACTGGTCAGAGACAAGCGAGAGAAAGAAGAAACCAAGCGCAACCAAGAGCAAAGGCGCAAAGACCGCGAAACACGCGAGCGCCTCAAGACCCGATCTGACTGGATGAAAGATGCACAACGAGAGTTCAACAAGTACATCAGGGCGCGCGACCAAGCGGCCGGCCACCCATGCATTTCCAGCGGCAGGCCGCTTGACTGGTCGGGTAACGCGGTTGATGCAGGTCACTACCGAAGCGTGGGGGCTGCCCCTCACCTCAGGTTTGATGAGCGCAACTGTCACGCCCAATCAAAGCACGACAACCAGTACAAGGCCGGCAACGTCGTTGACTACCGAATCAACCTGATTGCTCGCATTGGCTTGGAGGCTGTTGAAGCACTGGAGGCAGATCAGGCTCCGCGCCACTACTCAGCCGACGACCTGAAAGCCATCCGAGACACCTACCGAGCCAAAGCCAAGGAACTGCTGAAAGGACGCGAATGACAAACGGCATCGACTTCAACACCATCAAACCAGAGCACGAAGCCATCCACCAGCGTTTAGAGAATTGGGCTAGGTGGTGCAAGGGCTCCAACTCCGGCAACGTCCACCCGATGTTCAGGCAGTACCGAAATGGCTATTTCGAGGCGACACCAGCCGCCAGCTACTCCGACACCGTTGACGCAGTAGCCATCCAAAAGGCCATGAAGGACATTCCCGAGCCACAACGGATCGCCATTCAGTGGTTCTACGTCAAGCCGGGCAGCCCCACGAAGGTGTGCTTTGCCCTCGGGGTCAACAAGCGCGACCTGTTGGAGTTGATCCACCAGGGGCGGACGATGATGAAGAACGTGGCGAAGAAAGTTCCGGAAACCGCTTGACCGTTACGCGTAACGATGGCATTATTCACCCATCGCGCAACGCACCGGAGAACGACATGAACGCACTGCAACTGATGGCCGCTCTGCAAAAGGCAACTCTCGCAGCCCGTGAGCGCGCCGCAGACAAAACCATTGCGACGCAAGCCAAGGCGGGTAAGGTGCAAGTGACCCGCGTGACGTATGACGCAAAGGGCGCTTCCACCGTGTCGCCTGTGAGCGAGTGGCTCGACGGCCCCGAGGCTGTCGCCTTTCTGGATGGCATGAAATGACCGTTGCCGTCCTTTTTGCCCGCGCAGACAGCCATTACAAGACGCTGTCCGATGTCGAGGTGTACGACATGGAGCGCGATGCTCGCACCTATGACGGGCCTTGGCCTGTCGTGGCGCATCCGCCTTGCCGCGGCTGGGGTGTGTTCGCGTGGCGCGCCAACGTGCGCCCCGATGAGCGCAACCTTGCCCGCTTGGCTGTTGGTCTGGTCCGTGCCTTTGGTGGCGTGCTTGAGCATCCTTTGGCGTCTGGCTTGTGGGCCGACCAGAAGTTGCCAGCACCCGGCAAGCGCGACCAGTTTGGAGGCTTCACCTTGCCCATCGACCAGCACTGGTGGGGTCATCGCGCCAGCAAGCGGACGCTGCTCTATGTGGTCGGCTGCGAGCCCCGAGATGTTCCAGACATGCCGATGGTCATGACCGAGCCCACACACGTCATCGGCGACTGTGGCCGCGCCTCGCTGGGCAACAAGAAGCCCGAGATTTCCAAGGCCGAGCGTGAGCACACCCCTCCTGAACTGGCGCATTGGCTTGTTGACCTGGCTGCGCGGTGCGAGGCTCGCAGTTACGCGTGACAATGACATCATGACCGCCAAGACCAACGCCCAACGCCAAGCCGACTACAGAGCCAAGAAGAAGGCCGAGCAGTCCGACGAGGTGCGGGGCATCTTCGCTCCGAAGCATTTGCACGAGGCGATCAAGGCAAAGATCAGAGAGTTCATCGAGAAGAACAAAACCGCTTGACTGTACAAAACGACAGTGCTATAAAAGCGTAACGTGAGCGTTGGCACAAGGCGTTGGCATCCGATTGGAGGATGCCGCGTCGGTGCTAGGCTCAAGAGATTGACGCGAGCTAACTAGGTCTGTTGGCTCACAGCGCGAGTCGAGAAGTCAACCGGCAGCACAGCCGTTCGCGTAGTGCACCAATTTAAAGCCCTGCATGGTTCGCCCAGCGGGGCTTTTCGTATGTGGCCGCGACATGCGCGGTGGGATGTCACCGGGGGATCAGCGCCCCGGCAGTCTGGTCTGCCCCATTAGGCCAGCGTGACCGGCTTGTCACCGGCCCGTGAACATCGGCACGACACACAGGGCGGCAGACATTCCGCGCCGGATGCCTAACCGGCTTCGTTTCGCGGGCCAGTCCATCGCTCACCCAAAGCACTACCCCTTGGGACTGTGCCCGCACCCCACACACGAGCTGACTGAGTGCATCAGCAGCACACCCCGACGCTTCGGGAAGCGTGGCTTTCCCTGGTTTCTCCTGCCGGGTTTCACACGCGGCGGGCGGGGATTTTGTTTCGAGCATCCAAGGGTCGCGCCCTTGGCGATGTCCGTGCGATAGGCGGACTGGTTGGCCACTGGCCCGAGGTAGCCACAAAGGTTCAGTCCGGTGGGAACGGACGTGATGCGTGAGGAACTGGCTAGAAGAGCTAGCCCCCTTGTTTGTTGGGGGTCAAGTGAATCTTCGGAAAAGCACCGTTAGTGTTCCTGGCCGGGTTCGAATCCCGGGACCTGTGGCGATGCGATTTTTAACCGGCGAACAACCCTAGAGGATTCGCAACACCATGGCCGAAAAACAAACCGAGCAGAAACGCCGGGTTGGTGACGGCACCCCTGGCCCTGGCCGCAAGAAGGGCGTGCCAAACAAGACCACCACCGAGTTCCGGGAAACCGTCCGCCAACTGCTTGAGGACAACTCGCAGAACGTCGGGCGCTGGCTCACCCTCGTCGCAGAGGGGGACGGTACGGACAGCCCTAAGGGTGCGCCTGATCCTGGTCGGGCCCTTGACCTGCTTGCCAAGCTGGCAGAGTTCGCGGCCCCGAAGCTGTCGCGGGCTGAGGTGACCGGGCCGAATGATGGGCCTGTGCAGACCGTCACTCGCATCGAGCTTGTGCCCCTGAAGAATGGCAACGGCTCAGATTGAGATTGTCCCGAAGCTGATCCCGGTCTTTGAGGGTGAGGCGGACGTACGTGGGGCACACGGGGGGCGCGGGTCAGGCAAGACCCGTAGCTTCGCCAAGATGGCCGCTGTGCGTGGGTACATGCACGGCATGGCTGGGGTGACCGGGCAGATTGTCTGCGGTCGCCAGTTCATGAACTCGCTGGAAGATTCCTCACTGGAGGAATGCAAGCGGGCGATTGAGGAAGAGCCGTTTCTTGCCGCTTACTACGAGGTGGGCGACAAGTACATCAAGAGCCGAGACGGGCGCATCTGGTTCACGTTCGTTGGCCTTGATCGAAACATTGCGTCCATCAAGTCCAAGGGTCGAATCCTCCTGCTGTGGGTGGATGAGGCCGAGCCGGTGACTGATGAGGCGTGGTCGGTTGTCATCCCGACTCTGCGCGAAGAGGGTGACGGCTGGAACGCTGAATTGTGGGTGACGTGGAACCCGAAGCGCAAAGCGGCGGCGGTGGAGAAGCGGTTTCGGATGAGTTCCGATCCGCGCATCAAGATCGTTGAGTGCAACTGGAAGGACAACCCGAAGTTTCCGGCCAAGTTGGAGCGCGAGCGCAAGCGGGATCTAGCGGAGCGCCCTGACCAATACGGGCACGTCTGGGACGGTGAGTACGCATCTGCCTTGGAGGGCGCGTACTTCGCGAAGCACTTGATTGAGGCCCGCCAGTCCGGTCGTGTGGGCCGAGTCCCCGCTGACCCGCTCATGACCTACCGCGTGTTCTGCGACATCGGCGGGACCGGCGCGAGGGCTGACGCCTTTGCGATGTGGGTTGCTCAGTTCGTCGGGCTTGAGATCCGCGTCCTCGACTACTACGAAGCCGTCGGCCAGCCGCTCGCCTCCCATCTGGTGTGGTTGAGGGAGCGCGGCTACACGGCTGACAAGGCTCAAATCTGGTTGCCTCACGACGGGGCGACTCAAGACAAGGTGCACGCGGTTTCGTATGAGTCCGCGATGAAACAGGCCGGGTACGCGGTGACGGTTGTCCCGAACCAGGGGCGAGGCGCTGCAAAAGCCCGGATCGAAGAAGCGCGACGGCTGTTCCCGTCGATGTGGTTCAACGAAGAAACGTGCTCGGCGGGTCTTGACGCGCTGGG